AGCGGCGGCGGTAGCACCAGCAGCAGCACCAAATAATTGTACATCTAATCCTGTATCATCGACACCGACTGTAATGGCACCACTAAATTGAGAAGCTCCGCTTACATCGAGTGCACCATTTAAATCTAATGTTGTTGTAGCAATTTCTACTTCGGTATCAGCGTCAATATCTAATTGCCCATCTGTGCTTGAACTAATAGATAAAGCTGTATCATAAAAACATAATTTGTTTGTACCATTTAAAGTTAACCCTGTACCATCTGTGTGTGTTAAAGTTGTATCCTGGTCATCTCCAAAATTTATAACGGCACTGTCATTAAAGAATGCATCATTAAATTCTAAAGCTGTTGTTCCTAAATCAGCACCGCCTGAAGCATCTGGTACGAAAGCTGTTTCGGCTGTAATTGTAGCACTTCGTATGTTGGAAGTTCCATTATCTATTGCACCAAATCCAGAAGTAATTGATCCAGAATCTAATGCTCCAGTTGTTAAAATGCTAGAACTTCCTGCGACCACACCATAAATAGAACCAATAGCTGTACTTCCAATTGTAATAGCATCAGCTTCTAAAGTTCCGTCTACATCAACATCACCAGAAAAATCTCCTGTTGCAGCGTCTAATTCACCAGAGATAGTTAGATTTCTACCACCAGTAATATCTGCACTACCATCTAAAACCATTGCTTTACTTGCGGCTGCAGTACCTGCAGTAATACCATCTAAAAATTCTAATTCTGCCTCTGTTAATTCTGCACCTGAACCTAAAGTTAAAGTTCCTGTTACAGTTAAATTATCTGCAACTGTAACTTCTGAAGTTGTATGTCCTATTGTAACTGCAATTCCTGAAGATTCTGTTGCTAATTTTAAAGCTCCTGTACTATTAGTAACATAAGAATTTGAACCATCGTGATATACTTGCATATCACCGCCATCACCAATTTTAATTGGAGAAGAATCTGTTAATTCTAAAGCATCATCTGATTGATCCCACAATAAGAAACTTCCAGAAGTATCACCAAAGAATTTTACATCTAATCCTGTACCGTCAACACCAACAGTAGTTGCACCATCTATTTGTACAGCGCCATCAATATCTACTGCATCTAAATTTGCAGTTCCGTCTACATCAATATCACCAGCAAGGTCAATTCCAGCAGCTCCTGCTAAAACTAAATCATCTGCTGATGTATCCCACAACATGTAAGCACTTGCTGTATCTCCAAAGAATTTTATATCATATCCCTGGTCATTTGCACCAACTGTAAACGTTGAATCTAATTGTACAGCACCATCAATATCAACAGCGTCTAAATTTGCTGTTCCACCTATATCTGCATCACCTGTTACAGTTAAATTATCTGCTATTGTTGTTTCTGAAGTTGTATGTCCAATTGTTAAAGCAATACCTGAAGTTTCAGTTGCAATTTTTAAAGCACCTACTGCATTTGTAATATAAGAATTTGTACCATCATGATAAAGAGTTAGATCTGTACCAGCACCTAATTTTAAAATATCACTATCACCTAAAGCAACGTGAGTTGCAAAAGTTGCTACACCTGTAACACCTAAAGTTCCACCAACAGATGTATTACCAGTTGTTGTAAGATTATCAGCTATTGTTGTTTCTGAAGTAGTGTGACCTATTGTTAATGCGATTCCAGAAGTCTCCGTTGCTATTTTTAAAGCACCTACAGCGTTTGTAATATAAGAATTTGATCCATCGTGATAAAGCGTTAAATCTGTACCAGCCCCTAATTTTAAAATATCGCTATCACCTAGCGCAACGTGGGTAGCAAAAGTTGCTACGCCTGTTACACCTAAAGTTCCACCAACTGATGTATTACCGGTTGTTGTAAGATTATCAGCGATTGTTGTTTCTGAAGTTGTGTGACCTATTGTTAATGCGATTCCAGAAGTTTCTGTTGCTAACTTTAAAGCTCCTGTAGCATTGGTAATGTATGAATTGCTACCATCATGGTAGACCAACATGTCATTGCCAGTACCAAATTTAGCATTAGCACTATCAGCAAACGTTGCATGAGATCCTGTTAATACATTGAAAGCATTCGCTGTCATTGTGAAATCATCAGCGCCTGCGATTTCGAAATCTATTTGGTCATCTGTACTTGCTGTAATACTTGTATCTGAATCAGCATCAAGTGTTAATTCTTCACCATTTAAATCGTAAGATCCAACACCACCAATATCTGAGTCAATAACATCGGTACCATTGCAATATAATATTTTTGTTCCTTTATCGGTTGCCGCCCAAGTGACACCTGTTTGACCTGATACCATAAACTGAACGGTATAAGCACCAGACGTTTGGTTATCGACAATCCATAATTTTTCTTTAGCAGTAACGGTTACAACTTGATTTCCTGTAATCGTTCCTGTTAAAGCAATAACCATGTTTCTAGCAGCATCACCTGTAGAACCATCGGTATATGTTAAAGCAGTGGTTTGAACACCACCTGCAATAGATTGTGCAACATAACCACGAATGGATTCTTCTAAAATTTGTATATTGGTGTTAGTTGTTGATCCCCATGTACCGGCGTTTTCGCCAGTGGTCATCAACTCTGTTCCAATATCTGTATAACTTGATGCCATTTATTCTATGCGCTCCCTACGAAAATTTCTACATCACATGATGCCGTATCTGTGTCGACTGTAATATCTGTTAAATCTGCAAGGCCTGAAGCCAAAGCGGATCCTGCTGCTTTCATGGTATCAACTACGCCACCGCTATTATCTCCTGGATAAATAAACGAGTGACCAGCGTCTACCTTTATTCTAAATTCTGTATTATCTTCATCTTTAAAAGTTAACATAATATGATTGGATGAATCTAAATTTGTAATTCTAATATATCGTACATCGCCATTGTCAAATATTCCTGCAACATAACCTACTTTGTTAGCGGTTACACCTACTCCGCTAATAGCTGATATAAATCCTATCAAGCCGCATTCTGTTGTTGATGCGGTTACAACTCTTTTTGTAATTTCATTAACACTAGAAATATCTAAAGATCTTTCCGATCCATAATCTATGTTATTGAGAGTGATTGCTTCTTTTACTGATACTGTTAGTGTTGCCATAGTTTAATCCTTACGGTGTCGGAGACTGAACGGGTATACGTGGTTCACCATCCGTATAGTCGTCTCGTCTTCGTCTACCTATTTGTTCTCCACCGAATTTTTGTGCTTCGGTTTGATATTTTTGTTCGTATAATTGTAGCATATCCATTGGGCCTTTTAAATAACTAAATGCTTCCACAAGACATGCATATAAAAGTCCATTGCCAAAATTAAGACTTAAAAAAGTTGTCGTATTTGCTGAACTCAATCCTATTGGTCTAGCATTATAATGAATTTTGTACATAAAAGCTGAGCTTGGTGTTGGAACAATTGTAATTCTTCCTGAAGAAGTTGCACCGCTTCCCTCTGCTCCTCCTGACATAGCATAATATTTTGGTGTGCCAGTAGTTGTTTCCGCTGCATCATATTCTCTTAAAAAGCTAATATCTTTCTTTTCTAACCAGCTATTAGCTCCAGTTGCAGCACTTGTTGAAGTATAAACTTGAAGACCTCTAACAAATAAAGTTCCAGCAGGAGCATAAACGTTATCTTTTGAAGCAGTTAAGTTTCCTATCATTTCTTTTCTGTCTGCATCAATAGGTACATCTCTTTGAATTCTAAGTTCTGAATTATCAATAAATTGATCTGTAATCGTACTTGATAATACCGAAGTTCCAACTTCTGTATAATTACCAATTTCTGTTGTAAGTGTTGAATATGTAAATCCTGCCATTATGCACTAAGAGTTGCTGGTCCGATTGAGACTGGAAACACTCCTCCTTTCACGCTACCTGCTGTTGCAGTGTTTGTGTTAACTGTAAAATAAAACCAATCTGTTGTAAAATCCGTGTCTCTATCCCCGCTAACATACTTACCTGTAGTAATAGCATAACCTGAAGCATATGCAATATTTGATCCTGCTATACCATCAAAGCTACCAGGATCACCATAAGTTCCTGCAGTTGTTGGTGCTCCTCTAAATCTGTACGTTGATCCATTTGTCAATCCGTGATCAGGCGCATAAACATTTATAATTCCTGATCCTGACGCATAAGTTGTAAAAGGTTGATGTGGTAATAACTGTGCTACAGTATTTTCTGTTCTGTCTGTTCTTGAATTTTGTAACCCCTGTGCATCTCCACCATGAGGTCTTGGTTCTAATTGTGGTTGCTTAGGTTCATACTCTGAAGTGTGAACTAAAAATCCATTCCATTCTCTAACCATTTCTGTGTAAGGAAATCTTAATCCTGATCGATCAGAAATAGCCCAAGATCTTTTACCTGATGCATATCCAGCCATTATACTCCTTCTCCATAAAATGTTTGTGGTGAAATGAAAGTAGATGTACCTTGGTTATCAGCATCCAGTGCTCTTAGTAATTCACTTTCATATCTTCTTTCCAATTCTTGACTCATAGCTGGTGAAAATTTCATACTTAAATAATAAGCTAGACCAGACATCATACAAGGATAGAATCTGTTAACAACATCAGAGGTATAATTATAAGAACCAACATCTTCAATTTTTGCTAAGTAATAAAAACAAAATTGATAACTA